TAGGTTCCGGTGCGGATTGCGCTTTCTGCTTCGATTCAACCGGCGCCTCGGCCTTCGGTTGCTCTTTGGGAGCCGCCGCCCTCGGCTTGCTCCAGGCGTAGCTGGCGGTTCCCTGTACGGCGTTCATAATCTTGGTGAAATCCGGCTCGACCACCTTCCCCAGTTGCCCGGTCCGGTCTTTAGCCGTGTACTTGTCACTCCCCGGATCAACGACGAGTATGCGGCGGTCTTCCCCCTCGTGCTTAACAACCGTCATGTACGCCACGATGTCGACCATGTTCACCAGCTCGTCCGAGAGTTTGGTTTCGACCTTCGGCCGCTTCACGATCCGGTCTTCGTCTTTCTGTTCGTCCAGGTGAGTAATGAGCAGGACGTTCTTACCGGTGTCGCGCAGGATTTTGATGTAGTCGCGGAGGGTCTTTTTGAGCCAGCCCCACCCGGCCATTGTCGGGGAACCGTCCTTCTGGACCAGCTTGCTGTCGTTCATGGCGATCATGAACCGCTTCAGCTTGTCCATGAGCTCGCCGACCGGATCGAGGACGATGGTCTGGTAGTCGGACTGCCGGACCAAATCGAGGTACTCTTTCATGTCGCCCCACTTCTCGATCTGGGCCACGTCCACCTTGATGCCGCGTAAGCCGAAATACTTGGCGCCGTTCTCGCAGTCGCCGATGAGGGGTTTCGGAGCGGTAGAGGCAAAAGTTGTCTTGCCCACACCTCCCTCGCCGTACACCAACATCACTACTGACGACTTAACTTGGCTGTCGCCCGTGTTGTACACGCGCATACTTGTTGCAGGCCGATCCGATCGAACACCGCGATACGGACCGGCTATGTTATGACTTAATTGACGATGACGGCTTTAACGCGGAAATCGTGGAGGGCGTTCAGTTTCTTGTAGGCCCGGTAAGCTTTCCATTCTTTGCGACAGGAGTAGAACTTGGGGAACTGTTTTTGCTTTTTGTTTTTCATGGCTTTATGGTTAAAGGCAAATTTTAACTTTATTCCATGTATTCTCGCTCATGACGATGTGACCTTTGGCGGCTTTGTAGAGGTAGGTGTAATCCACGCCGGCGACCTTTGCCAATTGGTAGATTGTTTTAATGCCCTTCCCCTTCATAAGCTTCTTCAGATCGACTTCCTTGATTGTGGTCATTCTCACGTTCATAATAGTTTGATTTATCTATTATTATTCTATCATATTGGTGTAATCTGTCAATATTGCTAATGTTAGCAATTAGTCAAAGGCAATAAAAACGGGCTATTTTCAGTTATCCACAACCATATCGAGGATGTCCTCGTAATGTTCATTGAAAAACCGCCGTCCGTGGACAGCGGTTTGGAAAGAACACGCCCTCCCCTTACAGGAAAGGATTCAAACGTATCAATCCGAGCACTCCGCCCGTCCGTTAGCGTGCACGACCATGGTATTGCTCCACGAATGCCCCGGGCTGGCGTGGTGGCCGCAGGACAATGTGACCTTGTACCGCTTGAGCATCTTCTTTAACTGCCATGCCTTGATTTTTTTCCGCTTCTTCCTTTTCACCCCATCCTCCTTTCAGCCATTCCCCGATGATACGGTTGACCAGCTTCGTCATCGGCTTGCGTTCCCGCTTGGCCGCCCGGTATAGCGACGGGATAAGCTCTTCACTGATTTTCGGCGAGTACATTGCCGCCTCCGTTCAAAATGAGCTTCAAGGTCAGTTCGCACTCCCGCAATGCCCTTAGACAAGCGGCGACCGGAGTGATCTTCAGCTTCTCGGCGTACCGCCCGATGTAGCGGTAGGCGTTGCCGAAGTACTTGCCCCCGGACTTGCCCACTAATCGACAGAGAGCGGCGCCGCACAGTTCCGCCACCACTTCCTGCATCGGGTCCTGGCCGGGCTTGAGGCCGCCCACGATCCGGCAATGACCAGCGTGCGACAGTTCGTGGAAGAAGACGCACTCGTCCGGGGTCGCCAATCCGATCTCCTTCCGCGCCTGGGAAAAGAACCCGTAATACTGGTAGTTGCCCGGCACGGCCTTGACGTTGACGCCCCACTCGTTCGCCTTGTCCATTAAAGGCAATTCCGGCAACTGGTGGCTCTGGTAGTCGAGGGGTTGCCCGTCCGTGTCCTCGGCCCGGAACACAGCCACGGGCTTGAACCCGATGAGGCGTTCCTCGTCGTCCTTCTTCACCACCAACGGGGCGAGGATGTAAAAGCTCTTGGCTCCCTTCTTCACGAACCGCCCGACCTGCTGCCACTGGCGGAACCCTCTGGCGTCCATCGTGCCGCGCATGAACATAATCGTGCGGTTGAGGAATGACCAGCTTTTGGCCGGGATGTTCGGGACAGGAAAGGTCGCATACGCAACGCACTCGGGAATGGAACCGCTTTGAAACTGCTCGACGATCTGGTCGAGAACGCCTTTGACGTTATCCATACGCACCTCCGCTCGGCGGAAAATAAGCAAGAGGGCGTCCGCCTGACGGTCCCTCTCGCTATTGAGAAAGCGGCTGATAGCTTGCGGCCGGTCAAGGGCTGGAGTCGTCCACAAGTACTCTTGTGGGCGAACTACCCTTGAGGGGCCGGAAGCTGACGCTACAATGGGAAGACGAGGGACAGTTAGGTGGGTGTACGCAGGTAGGTTGTAAGGAGCTACTTCAACAGTTCGGAATTATTGTAGATGTTGCCGATTATCTCAACCTTCCAGATTTCTCTCATAAAAGAAAATCCAGGCACTACAGTATTTTCATTAACCAATTCTTTTGATTTAAAAACGAAACTTCCATTTATAAATTCAACTGTGCATTTGTTTGTCCAGCACGGATGAATAATATCAACAATATCCCCCTCGTAAATCTCCTTGCCGTTCTTGTCCTTGAGGCCGGTATATTGCATTAAAACAACGTCTTCAAAATTCCAGTATTCACAATCCGCTTCTATTGCCTCTTCCGAGAGAAATATTTTATCTACCTCCGTCATAAATGGTTTAATGTCTTCGTCAAAACCTGATTTTATCCACGCCCTGAATTTGATCTCTCGCATATCATTTCTTCTTAAACCGCACCGAAAACTCGGCCACGTACTCGATTCCTTTCTTATCCTTAACGATAACGTCTTTGTCATGCCTAAAGAGCGTCAACGCCTCAATTGTCATTAACTCACGGTCGCTCAATACGTCGGTTTTCAGAATTTCAATGTTGTCGATGTCCCCCTGGAATCGTTCGAGGATGGACGTTTTCACGGCGTTGACCTTGGCCTTGGCGTCGTTTAGGTCCATTAAGGCCGATTGATACTTCGGGTCCTTTTCGAGGGCGTCGGCGATCATGACCTTGAGTTCTTTCATCTTTTGGCGGTTGCCCGCTTGGCGGTCGTAGATGAGTTGGAGTTGGTGCATATGATTATTGTTTTGACATAGCCAAACGAGATGCCTTTCGCGCTTTTGCACGGTCTATTTTGCGCTGCACTTTCATCGCCCTGAACTGCGCCTCAAGAAATTTATGATTTTCGATGTTGCGTTTGCGTTTAATCGCTTTTGATCGACGGACGATTGCTTTTGCCGCCCTGCGTTCACGGTGATTTGGTCCAGTAGTATTTAAATACATATTATTAGATTGCTACTTGGCGTAATCTATATTCAGGGAGCCGCAGTCGTTGCAGGTAACATCAAGCTTCGGCGCGGTTGAGCTGAACGCCGTTTTGCAGTCACGGCATACGTAGGCAACTTCCTTTTTGGTCCGTGTCCACTTCTTGCGACCTGGCTTGGTTTTTCTGGCTTCCTTCTGCTTGTGGTCCGCGATGGCCTTTTCAAACTCCTTTTCAGCCGATGGCGAATCAATCAATACCATCGCCTCGTTCGTTAGCCGGTGGATCTCGGCGTAGAGCGCGCCGAGCTTGAGAAACTTCTCCTCCCTCGTCATAGGATTATGGTTAAGCTATTTTAACTTTCTCCCCTCTCGTATTGAACCACACGGCCTCATGGATGCGGTGGTAATTCACGAACGAGGTGAAATAAAAGCGGTTGCTCAGCTTCTCCGCGCGGACGATCTTCATCAGGTTGGCAAAATCATGCGCCATACCGTCAAGCTCGCGCTGCGTCCATTCCTTCGGGCGCTTCAGGGCCGGGAAATCGATCGGGGCGTACACGATGAGGACCGGCATCTTCTGGTCACGGTTCCACTTTCGGATGGTCTCCATGACCCGGCCGGGAGTGCGCTTTCGCTCGATCTCCACCAGGAAGGGCTTGCGCCATTTGACCAGAATGTCCGGCCGGGCGCCCTCTACGCTGTACGTGTAATCGAACGTGATCCGGTCGCTGAAGCGGTCCAGAAACTGCAAAGCGATGTCGATCTTCATGGATTCATGATCGACGCTGGACACGGCCTTGTATTCCTTGCGCCGTTTGTATTCGTCTTCGCGGTCTATCGAACGGGCACCGAAGTCCGACACCTGGTAAAACTGTTCCTTGACCGGATAATGGATTTTCTTGTCGCTCGGAATAGGAAGGATAAGGCCGGTCTTCAAAAGGGTTCGGAAGTCGTTACGGACCGTATGGGTGGAACCGATATAGGTCTTGGCGTTGGGATTGTGGAAATTGTTGCGTGTGAAATAGCCGACCGTAAGACCGCGGTCGAGAATTTTTTTATACATAAACTATACGGCGGAAACTTGGCGGCGTCAGCCGACAGCAAACCGTTTTTATGGTTCTCGTGCGGGGTAGAGCCAAGGTTCTAAAAAGGGTTTGCTGTCGGCTGTAAGCAGAGCTTCAGCCGACAATGTTTCCGCCACAATAGGCAGGTTTTCGAGGACGTAAAACCGAAATTTTTATAATTCTGTGGATAAGTGGAGGATATATATCATTATACCATATTCTATATATCTAAAAAATAAATTTGTACACACCGAATGGTATAAAACATTGTTGACACATACTACATATGGTGGGATAATAGCAATTAAAATCTATATCAATCTTTAAAATTTGGAGGACAGCATGGCAGGGGAAAAATCATCTGGTAGCGGTAGAGCTCGAAGCTCCATCAGCGGCAGGTAGGTCAAAAAGGATTTTGCCAAGAGGCATCCAAAAACAACCACGATCGAGCACGACAAAAAAAATAGCCGGGACCGAACCAGTGCCTGAAACGGACGACAGCCAGCTTCGCCAGCTGGAGGATAAGAATGTTGCCCTCTATTCCATTCTCGCCGAGGCGTGGGTCAACACCAGAATGGAGCGCGACAAAACTCTCGTTACGCTATCTGCGGGTGGCATCGGCGTCATAATCGCGATAATAACGACCGTTGGAACGAAAACATACTGGCTGCTCTGGCTCTTTATTCTTGCTTTCCTCTGCTTCGGTGTCTGCATCGCGGCGTGCATCCACATTTACCAGCAGAATTCAAAGCTGATCGAAGCCGAGATGGAAGACAACGTTCCGAAACGGCCGAAACTGAAGCCGTTCGACAAAATCTCGGTAGGATCATTTTATGCTGGAGCCATCCTGCTTTGTTTAATCTGCTGGTATACCGCCTGGGTCGGCTTGCAAGAAAAGGAGGTTGAAAAAATGGCGAAGACTTATGAAACTACAATTTTACCACGTGACAGAACATCGGAAAAAAGCCTGGATGGAATTGGTGTCTTAAAGCCAGAAATTAGACCGACGCCAAGTCCAGGACAAAGCCAGGATCAGGGCCAAAGTGGTGGGTCACAAGGACCTGGTCAATCTGGACAAGGAGATAGCAGCGGTGGGAAAAAATAAAAAATTGTTCTTGGGAGTCGAATTGCTGTGATATTCTCAACGCAGAGAGCGGGCCGCCTGGTTTAGCAATTATTATTTCCCTGATTTTCTTCTGTTGTCCTCTTTGCACAACATCTGGCAATTGGCCGCGTTGGTTTTCCCACCCTCGTGCCAAGGATTGATGTGATCGCCTTCCATTTCGTCCAGCTGGAACTTCTTCTTGCACTTGACGCAGACCCCCTTCTGTCTCTCATACGCCTCGCGCTTCATGTTGTCGGAGAACGCGCGGATATTCAGGTGTCTTTCATTCCCATCCAGCACATACGGGTAGATTCCCGATTTCTTCCCCACATCGTCGTCCTGCATCAACTTAGCGATGTGCTTCTCCAGCATGTCCGTATCAAACTCTTTGTCCTTAAACTGATTGTAGAGAGTTCCCCAATCCACTCCCTTCATTTCTCGCCGGTACTCCGGAAACGTCGCTTTCACCCAGCCAATGACCTTCTGAAAGTATTGCCACAGCGGAGTTGCGTTCTCGTCGTGCTGATGCTTTGACATGTACTCTTCGATTTTTCCCTTCGAGTGCCAGTCGATGGCCTTTTCCAAATACTCCTGTCGGATCGGGCTGCCCCGCAGGTAATCGCTCGCCAGCCCATAAGCCGCGCAGTTCGTTTTGCTGAAAATTGGCTTCGCGCTGGCAGTCCACGTTCCAGCATACACCGCATTGCGTAATTCCTGATCGGTGTGTTCCTCGCCTGCAATGTTGATGGTTCTGAACCAATCCAGTTTTTCGCTGTCCGTCCCGGAGCAGAAATAGACCATCAATTTGTAATCAAGAATCTGTTGCTGCTGATCGTCTTGCAGGTTGTGGAACGCCAACCCGTTGATGGAAAAGTCCCCGTTCACATACTGACAAATTGAAAGCGTGCGCTGTTGTCCATCGATCACTTCGTAGTCGCCATCATTGCGCACGGCCCAATACATCACGTTCAGGGGGAAGTCCCTTCGCACGCTATCGATCACGGCATCCCGCTGCTTGTCCTTGTAGATGAATTCCCGCTGATACGGTGGGCGAATGTCGAGTTTTCCGCCATACGCGACTACTCCCTGCTCGTCATTGTCCACGAAGCCGTCGGTCAGTGTTTTGATCGTAATCTCTTTAAGGTCGATTTTCATTTACGCGGGCCTCTTGTTGCGGATGAACAGGCGCTTAAATGTCTCTTTCCCGTTCAAATAAGAGCCACGCCCGTAAATCCCGTTGGGGTCTTGGTCAATGCCTCGATTGCTTCCAATTATTTCGAATTGTTCTGGATTGTATTTATCAAGAAAGGTCACAGGAACGCCCATCACACCCTTGTAGTCCATGGGAATATCAGCGGTTTTTGAAACCTCAATCGCGTCGTAATTGTCGTACTTTGGAAATCCCCTCGGATTGTACGTCTTGTAGAGAATCAAATCCTCATGTCGCTTCTTGATATCAATATTTGTAAACCAACAGGTGATATTTGTGGATATGATCCTGTTTCCATTCTCATCGATCCGAGCTTCTGTCCCATGCAATGGGTAATGCTTCGGAACAATGAACCCCGAAAAATTCCGATTACTGTTCACACCGATCCACAGCTTGTTGTCCTTTATCAACTTGAAAATATTTTTGTAGGTAATTGCGTTCCAATTCCCAATAATCAAAAAATTTTTGCCGTATTCCACAAGCTGCGCGACATACTCTCTGAACAACGAAAACGGTGGGTTGGTTACGACGATATCCGCTTCCTTTAGGAGGTTGATGCATTCCTCACTACGGAAATCACCGTCGCGTTTTAGCTCCAGCGGCTTGACCTTCGTGGGATCAGGGAGCCGCTTGTCCTTTTGCTCACCGCGATATCTGAAGTAGATGCCCTTATCCGATTTGTGCTGGCTAAATAGGTCGGGCTTGTCGTTCTGATAGCACGTCGCGATCAGCTCCTTTAGCCCCAGCTTTTCAAAATTATTCAAGAAGTACTTGAAGAAGTTGCTTACGCGCGGATCGTCGCAGTTGCACAAGACGGTTTTGTTCCTAAAATGCTTGGTGTAATGCCGCAGCTCCTTTTCGATGTCCGAAAGTATCGTGTAGAATTCGTCGTTCTTACCACTCTTTGCAGTGTTCAAGTACTTAACTGAGCCTTCTCTTGCCATTTCGAGTTTTATCCTTCTTTTTTATGCTCATGTCTAACGACGACCTTATGTCCTACTACTCCCGCTAAAGAATAGCTGAAGATTGCCCGGAGAATACCAGAAAGCCGGGAAAAATTGTACAAAATAAAGAAAGCCGCTTTCGCGGCTTTTTCAGTAACTTACCGAATTTTCATCCGAATCAATAAAAATCCCGGATACCTTTTAAGTCCCTTGCGTCTACCAGTTCCGCCACCCAGGCACATCATCCTGCTTGAATT